TGAATAAGATATTCCAAATTAATTTTGTAGACCATGACGAACCGTTTTATCAACTGGACAGTAACCCAGTATATAAAATGAGATGCCGCCTTTGGGATTACAGCTCTGAGATTATTGATACAGGTATTACAGACATAGATGCAATTGAAGACTCCTTATCCCAAGACAGCAGGATATATCAATTCACTCTTGAACAATCTTCTGCTGTAACAGAAAATATAAGACTTGAACTTGGTATTGGCGATGATGCTGGATTGCTTCTTGAAGAAACAGATGGTGATAACATACTTGGCGAAAGTGACACCACTTCTGTTGGTGAGAGTGTTCTAGTTGAGAACTCAGCTGATACTGGTGATGCAGAATATATTATACAGGAGGACTATATAGTAGGTGATTATAGTACAGATAAGACTGCTCAAAATGAACTCTTTGAAGTTCAAAGTAGAGATGTTTTGGACTTTAGTGAATCAAATCCATTTGGGGATGTAGGGAGTAGTTCATAATGTTAGGACAACAATTCTATCATGAAACAATACGAAACATTGTTATTGCTTTCGGTACGATGTTTAATGATATTCAACTTATTCGTAAGGACAACTCTGGAACAATAACACAAACCATGAAGGTTCCTCTTGCGTATGGCCCGAGAGAGAAGTTTCTTGTACGGTTGCGTGAAGATGCAGATTTGACAAAACAGGTTGCAATTACTCTCCCTAGAATTGGTTTTGAAATTAAAAATCTATCTTATGATTCTGCTAGAAAAATGAGCAGGGTTCAACGATTTAAGAAGGTAAAGGGAGCAAACACAAAACAATTAGACACACAATATATGCCTGTTCCTTATAATCTTGAATTTGAATTGTATATAATGGCTAAACAATCTGATGATGCGTTGCAAATAGTAGAACAGATACTTCCATACTTTCAACCAGATTATGCATTGACTATTAATGATATGTCTGATATGGGTATCTCTAGAGATGTTCCTATTGTCTTAAATAGTATTGGATATGAGGATAGTTATGATGGTGACTTTACTACTCGTAGAGCATTAATATATACGCTATCATTTACCACTAAATTTTATCTATACGGCCCTGTTACTTCTGCCAAGGTTATCAAGACTGTGCAAGTTGATCAGTACACAGACTTGCCAGACCAATCACCGAAACGTGAGCAAAGGTATAAGGTTGTGCCAAATCCAACATCTGCTGATGCTGATGACGATTTTGGATTTAGTGAAACCACATCATTCTTCCAAGATGCTCAAAATTTTAATCCAGAAACAGGTGAAGATGATAATAAATCGTGATGAAAAAGAACTCTAGATTAAGAATTGACAAAGAGCTTGGTGTTATAGATAAAATTGTTCCTAAGATTATACCTGATAATCCTGAGATTGTACCCTATCAAGCCGAAAGCGGAGATGATATAGAAAAAGACTATGAATATCAAAGGGAAAACTTTTATAATTTGGTTGAGAAAGGTTCAACTGCGATTGATGGAATACTTGAACTCGCAAAAGAAAGTGAACACCCCAGAACATACGAGGTGGCTGGAAATCTTATCAAACAGGTGGCGGAGGTAACAGAAAAACTAGGTGATTTGCAAGAGAAGATGCGTAAGTTAAAAGAGGTGCCGAGTAATGCACCTAAGAGTGTAACAAATGCATTATTCGTTGGTTCTACTAAAGAACTTCAAACTATGTTAAAGGATGAATTAAAGGATGAAAGTAATTGATAATGTAAAAAGTAAACCTTTGTGGCCAACAACCACATTTACTTTTGAAGTTAACAATATTGATAACGAACAAATAAAAAACAAATGCCTAGAGAGAGAAAAACAAGGTCTAGGTTTTCGTTTTGATATGATACAGGGTGGTGGATGGCAAAGTAATAAAGACCTATTCGATTCTGAATTTCCTGATTTGAAAAAATCCCTTATTGTTGGTGCAAATGAGATATTAAGTCAAATTTATGTTGATCAGGCTTCTATTAGAATGATTAATAGTTGGGCGAACATAAGTCGAAAAGGTGAATCTACTCTGCCGCATATCCATGAAGAATCAAGTTGGTCGTGCGTCTATTATGTTACACCAACAGAAGATGCAAATCTTTATTTTAAAGACCCTAGATTATTAGAATATATGGATAAGTCTCATCACTATTTGAAACAATCATATGCTAATGTGATTAGAAAAAGACCATTTGATGCAGGGGAAGCAATATTATTTCCAAGTTGGTTAGAACATGGTGTTGGGCCTGGAACTAAAGATGACATAAGAATAAGTATAGCATGTAATTTCTTAATAGAAGGTTAAAAATGGAACAGACTTACTTAGGAAATCCTAATCTAAAGAAAGCTAATGTCGCTCAAGAGTGGACTCAGGAAGAGGTCAAGGAATATACTAAGTGTATGAATGATCCTCTGTATTTTATACAGGAATATATTAAAATTGTTTCTTTAGACCTAGGCCTTATTCCCTTTAAACTCTATGACTTCCAGAAGGAAATGGTAGGGACATTTCATAATAATCGGTTTACGATCTGCAAACTTCCCAGACAGTCTGGTAAATCTACTACTATCATCGCATATCTGTTGCATTATGTTTTATTCAACCCCACAGTCAACGTAGCAATCCTTGCGAATAAGGCAGCCACCGCAAGAGATTTATTGGGGAGACTGCAACTTGCATACGAGAATTTACCCAAGTGGTTACAGCAGGGCGTAATGACATGGAACAAAGGAAGTCTAGAACTTGAAAATGGGTCTAAAATTCTTGCAAGTTCCACTTCTGCCAGTGCTGTTCGTGGTGGGTCATATAATATTATTTTTCTGGATGAGTTTGCTTATGTACCAAGTAATGTTGCAGAACAGTTCTTTTCTTCAGTCTATCCTACAATAAGTTCTGGTAAGACAACTAAGGTGATGATTGTTTCTACCCCACACGGTATGAATATGTTCTACAAATTGTGGACTGATGCAGAGAACGAAAGAAACTCATATATTCCTATTGAAGTGCATTGGAGCGAAATACCCGGCCGAGATGAGAAGTGGAAAGAAGAAACAATCAAGAATACTTCAGCATCACAATTCAATACAGAGTTTGAGTGTGAGTTTCTTGGTTCTATTGATACATTAATTACACCACAAAAGTTAAGAACAATGGCATATATAAATCCCATACAGTCTAATGCTGGTTTGGATTTGTATGTAAAACCACAAAAAGATCATACTTATCTATTGACAGCTGATGTTTCCCGTGGAACATCAAACGATTATTCTGCATTTTTGGTGTTTGATGTATCAGAAATGCCTTATAGAATTGTTGCAAAATATAGAGATAATGAAATTAAACCACTATTGTTTCCTTCTAAAATATATGATATTGCACGAGCATACAACCAAGCATTTGTACTTATAGAAGTAAATGATATTGGAGAACAGGTAGCAACAACTATGCAGTTTGACTTGGAGTATGATAACCTAATTATGGCTTCTATGCGTGGGCGAGCGGGACAAGTCCTTGGAGGGGGGTTCTCAGGCGGCCGAGCGCAATTAGGAGTAAGAACGACTAAAGCAGTAAAAAGGGTTGGTTGTTCCAATCTTAAACAGTTGATTGAAGATAATAAATTAATAATAGAAGATTTAGATATTATCAGTGAATTGTCTACATTTATTGTTAAAGGCCATTCCTTTGAAGCTGATGAAGGATGTACAGATGATCTAGTTGCATGTTTGTTCTTATTTGCATGGACTAGTGATCAGACATATTTTAAAGAATTGACTGATATGGATGTACGACAAACTATGATGAGAGAACAACAAGACGCTCTAGAACAGGATATGGCCCCATTTGGATTTGTCGTTACAGGACTAGAAGATGAAAATATTGGTGAAGTGGTGGATGAATATGGTACTAGATGGAACCCTGTAGTACGAGATTATGGTTCAAACTGGTAGAAAACTAAATAAATTCAATTAAATCATTATCTCTTTTGATCCAACAATTTGAACATAATATTGTTGAGTT